GCGCAGCTGGGCATGTCGGCGGACTCGACGACGCCGTCGTCGGAGGCGGCGAACTCGACGGGCTTGAGGCCCTTCACGGCCGGCGGCATCGCGCCTAGGAAGCCGACGTGCCGCAGGTAGTAGGCGTCGTGCCCGTCCTTGCCGGCGAGCGGGTGCGCGGCGCTGCCGGGCGTGTACCAGGAGGCGCTGCGGTTCTTGAACCGGCCCGAGGCCACGAGCTCGGCGAAGCTGGCGTCGACCTGCTCCGGGTCCGCCACGATCGCGCCGTCGCCGTCCTGCTGCAGCTTGCCGACCCAGCCGTAGGCGGGGCCGTTGTCCTTCGGGTGGCCGACGACGATCGGCGCCTGGCTCACCGCCGGGTCATAGACCTCCACGGCGCGGCGCAGCTCGGCCTCGCCGAACTGCAGCGTCACGCCGCTCGATGCGGTGTGCTTGCCGGGCTTGAAGATCTGGAAGGGCTTCATTGGGGCGGCACTGTGCCGCCGCCCTACCCCTCAAGCGAAGCCGGAAATCGTTGCAGTGGGGCCGCAAACGGCCCGCGGATCTGTTGGGATCAGCCCGCTTCTACGGCTCGCAATCCACGCCGAAGCTCGTGGATTTGTCTACCGGGTCATGCATCAATGTCAGCCGCGCTCGGCCCGCGCGTTCTTGTGCCTCGCGGCTCACCAGCGCCGAATAGAAGCCTGGGCGATTGGTGGCCGTGCGCCCGATAGAGATCAAGACGGCAACGAGAGCGAGCATCGCGTCGTCGGCGCGCTTCGCCTCCTGCTGGGCGAGACTCTTCAGCGACTCGATGTCGCCAGCCTCGCCGGCGAAGTGCAGGGCCTTCTTCAGTTGCTCGTTCATTCCATTCCCCTCTTTGCCTTCCGCAAGGCAAGCCATTCGGCCGTCAATAGCCAAGCGGCACCAGCCAGCACCGCGAACACGCCGCCGAGAACGCCAGCGAACAGCATGCCCTGCGCGCAGCTCATGCCTTGTGCTTCCTGAGGTAGTCCTCGATGGCCCGCCGGATGTGCTCGCTGACGGCGATTCCGGTGCGCTCGCGCAGCGCGGCCAGCCGTTCGAGCAGCGCCTCGGGGTAGTAGAAGTTGGTGCGCTTCATGTTGCGCACGTTAGCACATGCGCGCCGAGCGGCGCAAGCGCGATCAGCCGGCCAATTCGGCGGCGATGCGGCGCTGAATCTCGCGCCGATCCGCCTCGGCCAGCGCGGCAAACGCGGACTCTGCTTCGGCACTCGGCGCGGCCCGTTGCAGCGACGCGGCGACGTACTCCACCACGCCGGCGGCCATGAACTTCGCCAGCCGGCCGGCTCGCTGCACATCGTCGGCGAGGTCGGCCAGGATCGACGCGGCCCGGCCGGTGAAGGTGCGGCGGGCGACGCTGGCCAGCCCGGCCTCGGCGGCCGCGCGCGTCTCAGGCGAGGCGATCTGCGCGATCTTCTCGCGGGCCAGGCGCTCGAGCTGCACCACGAAGGCCGCGCCCGGGTTGCGGTCGAAGCCGGGGTCGATGCCGTCGGGGATGGTCTGCGTGATGCTGGTGCGCGGGTTGCGCCAGCGGTAGGTGCCGTCGTCGGGCGGCTCGGCGCTCTCGGCGATCCCCATGGTGGCAAGGTCGTCGGCGGACAGCTGCACGACGCCGCAGCGGCACTGGTAGCCGCAGGGCGGAAAGTGGGTCTTCCACCACGGGTGATCCCACCGCAGCACGGTGCCATCCCAGGCGCGATGCAGGGGCCGCGTGCGCAGGTCGTCGACGGCGTCGTACATGAGGAACGGCGCCCCGTCAGCGGTCTCCGCGATGCCGCGCCACGCCTCGACGGCGTAGGCCTGCTGCATGTTCGTGCGGAAGATGGTCTCCAGGCGCGAGGCGCTGCCCAGGCGGGCCTGCACCGTCTCGCCGGTGGCCGGGTCGGTCATGGGCCTCTCGCCCCACCACCCGGCCGCGCGCAGGGTCGGCTCGACGGTCTTCTTCCACTCGCCGAAGGGCGTGCCGGCGGCCACAGCCTCGTCGAGCGAGTCGCGCACCTTCGCCAGCAGGTCCAGGTCCATGAGCTTGGCGACCGCGAAGGCGTGGTCGTGCGCCGCGCCCTCCATGTCGGCATAGCTGAACGTCGGGCGCAGGCCCTTGGCGCGGAAGAAGGCGAGAGCGGCCGCGGGCGTCACATCGAACGCCGCCGCGGCCGGCACCTCCAGGAACTCGGCCAGGTCGCCGGCGCCCACCGCGGCCAGTTGCCGCTCGGCCTGCCGGCTGATCGCCACGGCCAGGACGATGTCGGCCAGGGTGACGCGGAAGGAGACGCCGCTCATTCGTTGCGCGCCGCGCGGCTCCCGCAGATCACCAGAACCGCGATGCCCGCTGCGCAGGTAGCGATGACATCAAGGACGAACTCGACCGTCATGCTGCCCTCCTTTGCCCCCGCAAAGCCGCCAGCAGCCGCGATCCTGCCAGCGCGCCGATGAGCTTGTCCATCGTGCTCTCCGGCGGCGCTTCGGCCAGGATCTCGTCGAGCCGGCGCCGCAGCGCGTCCGGGTCCTCGGCGAACTCCACCGCCTGCAGGATCTGCCGCATGCGCTGGCCGTTGATCGTTTCGTACTGCGCCGCGAACTGCCGGGCGGCATCGAACAGGGCCTTCTGGTCGCCTCGACGGGCCGCGCGCAGGGCCACGAGTGCCGCGGCCTCGCCCTCGGCGAACTGCGGCTCAGCGGGGTCCTGCTGGACTGGCTGCGCGCCGTTGCCGGGCTGCTGATCGCCGGCCGCGCCGGCTGCACCAGCGAGCGCCGCCAGCGCGCCCAGGCCCACCGGCGCCGCCTTCTTCACCCAGCCCTCGCCGTAGGTCTCGCGGATGTAGTCCTCGGTCGGCTCATACCCGAGCGCGAACACCTTCGTATCGCGGTCGGCCCGCTGCGCCATGTCCTCGGGCGCCTCGGTCTGCCGGTACACCCGCGGCGGCGTGGCGCCGGGGAAGTTCCATTCCGTCCACCACCGGACCGGGCCCTGATTGAACGATCCGCACAGCAGGTCCGAGTCGGCGGCGATGATGCGGCGGGCGACGCCCTCGTGCACCTCGGCCTGGCTGCGGCTGCTGCCGCTGTCGGTCGTCATGGTCTGCCCGAGCACGATCTTGCTGATCGCCTCGTTCATGACCTTGTGCATCGACTGGTAGTCCGCCGCGCCGCTGCGCGCCGCCTCGAGCAGCTCGACCACGGATTCGCCCTTGTCGTTCGCCGGCACGACCACGCCGGCGTCGGTGGCAATCTGCTTGAGCATCGCGATGGCGCGAGCGCGCTGCGTGCGGCCTTCCGAGTCCGGCGTGGTGTCGGCCAGCTGCTGCGGCGTGAGCTTGGCCACCGCCGTCGGCTGCCCGAACTTCTCCAGGAACACGAGCCAGAACTTGATGTCGTTGCGCTTGAAGAACACCGGCCAAAACAGCGAGTGCGCCAGGCCCAGGCCGTAGAGGAGGTCGTGGTTGTCGCCGCCGGCCACCGCGCACCAGAACTTGCGGTCGGGCATCCGCACCCACGAGCTGCCCGAGGTCCACAGGTGCAGGCCGCCGTCGCGTGAGAACCGGAAGCGGCCGCGGTCACGCACCTTGATCGCGTCGAAGGCCACGCGCGAGCCCTCCGGCCGCCACAGCACCTCGGCCACGCCCCAGCCGTAGAAGCGCGCGAACAGCGCCTTCTCGGTGATGTCGTCCCACGGCAGCGTGTCGATCTCGGCCTGCAGCGCCTCGGCCGCGGCCTTGCTCTGCGCGTCATCGGCGCCGGCCTCCACGACCGTGTCCATGCTGGTGAGCGCGAGGCTGCGCTGGCCCCAGGTGGCCGAGACCTGATCGTCGCGCAGGAGCTCGGTATAGACCTGCAGCTGCGCAATGCCGCCCTTGCTCTTCAGCACGCTGTCGCTGGTGTCGAGCAGCGAGACGAAGGAGCTCGTGGCCGTCAGCGACGACAGCGTGAGCGGCTTGGTCGGGTCCTCGGCGGGCGAGATCTCGCCGGGGACGGGCGGCTGCAGCGGCTCGGCGCTGGGAGTGGGCATCGTGGCCATTACGTGAATCCTTCCGTGGTCTCGTGGTCGCGGCCCACGCTGCCGTAGCCGTCCAGGCTCTCTCGCATGCCCCCGGCGTTCGTGGCGGACCGCAGCATGCCCGCGCCGGCCGATGAGATGTAGCCGGAACCCGTGAGCGCCGCGAAGGCGCCGCTGCAGGCGTCGACGTGGTCATCGTGCGCCGCCTCGGGGAACCCTTCGAGCCAGTCGAACAGTTCGTCGTTCCACTCGCCCCGCAGGATGTCGACGTTGCCGGCCTCGCACTGCGCCGAGAACCCCGAGAACCGGACCACCTTGTCGCCAGTCTCCCTCCGGCCGCGCGCATCGTAGCCGTCCAGCATCGTGGCGTAGCCCTGCGCCTGATCCTTGCCGGCCTGGCCGGGGTCCTGCGGGAACCGCACGAGCACCTGGCGGCCGTCCGCGGTGGCGGTGTTCTCGATGGCGGTGCGCACCTTGCCAGGCCCCTCGCGCATCGACACGCAGTGCAGCACGACATAGCGCTTCGATGCGCGAGG